GTTTAAGCTGGGCATCCATTTGGTCTTTCTGCGCCTTACGTTGTAAATCTTGTTGCTTGAGCTGAAGCTCGGCTTGTTGCATTTGCACTATTGGGTCTTGTGCTTGTTGTTGAGCTTGTTGCTGCTGGGCTTGTGCTTGGTTCATCTGCAATAGTCGCTGTGCAGCCATAGCCAGCATAGGAGCCAAGCGAGCTTCCACTTCGGGGTCCATATTAATATCTTCACCAGAAGCATCTTTCTGAGGGGGCAGGTTCATCCCTAGTTGCTTTTCAATTTCTACCCTGTATCCAAACCCTAGGTGTTCATTAATATGCGCTTGCATTGATGCTTGCAAAACTTGTGCTTGTGGTGATTGACCTAAGACTTGTAAAACTTTCGGGTCTTGCATTGAAGTGGTATGAACAATAATATGGGCTTCGTGGTCTTGATAAGCAAATGCTTTAACGGGTTTGCCCATTAAAATATTTTGATTTTCTGTTACAGGGTCTTGCGGTTTTTGATCTTCAGACATAGGCACAAGTTTGTGCGCTTCTTTAATACCCAGCACTTCAAGCATTTGACGATGCAACAACGGCATGTTGTAGAACTGAGGGCTTGTCTGTGCCAGTTGTAAAACAGCTTGATATTGCACAATCTTCTGTGCCATTGTTGATGCATTTGGGTCTGATACCGGAATGACATCAATATTTTTATAATCAGATTTCTTAGCCTTACGACTACCTTCTTCAGGTTCGTAGTCATAATCACTAGGTGCATTTTCAGCAATAATATTTTTAAGAAGTTTTAACTCTTGTTTTAAAGAGAAATGAATCCTAGCTTGGACTGCGCTCATTACTTTCAGGGTGCGTTCAAGAATTGCTAACGTTGTTCCAACAGGGGCTTGGCTAGACATGTCTGATGTTTGAAGATCAGCGGTGTTAGCAAAACGGCGTCCGTCTTCTACAATCTGACCAAGAAGTGCCATTAACACTTGGCTTGGTTCTTTGTATGGCAGCGGCATGATGTTGTCTTTCATCGTGCCTGAAGCAACATCTACGTCTCTAAATTCACCCGGAGCAATTGGAGTGTCATCTCCTTTAATTCTTAATCCTCTTGTTTTAAAGCCGCCGGGAAGATTAGACAAAGTACCAGCATCAACCAACTGCCGAATAATAGAAGTGCCAGACTTGGCAAAAGCACCGATAAGATGAATAAGCCCAAAACAATAAAAACCAAAGCCCGGTATATAGCCATAATGGACAAAGTGCTGGCGCTTAATAAACTTCTTATCTTCTGGTTTCCAATTGCGGCGAATTGATAAAACTTTGCTTGTGCCTTTTTCAATAGTGACGACATAAGGCAAAGCTATGCCTGTGGCTTCGCCGTCTTCCTCATGCTCAAAGCCGGGCAGGTCTAGGTCTACATGCATTTCTAAAAGCTTGTAGCGACTATCGGCTGTGGCTCTAAAACCTAGTTTTTCAGCAATCTTCTTTTCAACTTCGTCTAAACTATTCTCAGGATCGCCTAAATCAATATCTAGATAAAACCCAGCCACTTGCAGTTTGCGAAGTTCATTTTCGTTCTTACGCATGACATGGGTTACACGTTCGGCTGATGCTAAGTCAGTAGCTCCGTAAGGCACAACTACATCTTCTGCTGGAACAAACAGAGCTACCTGCCTGTTTAAACTGGGGTCTGCATAGACCTTTCGAAAGGCGTTTCCAGAAAGCCCTAAACCCCAGATCAAACGTTCTGTCTCAGGACGGTACTCTGGCATTTGCTCTGTTAATTGATAGTTCATGTCCTCTTGAACGCGCAACGCAGCTTCTTTTTTTTCCTGCGTTTCTTTGCCAATAATCTTAGTTTTGACCGGACCAGCAGCAGGAAACAAAGACATTACTGTTTCTGCTTGAAACTTAACTAAAGCTTCTGCCATGAGTGGATGATAGATTCCACAAGCACCTTCCCAAGGCTCAGAACGTTCTTCAATCTTTAGCCCAAGAAGTTCTAACCCATCGACATAGGTTTGAATCCAATCTTTTCTTGAGGCAATGTCATCTTCAAAATCAGAGATTAAATCACTTGCTAGAAGAGATAATGCAGAGTCATCCAGTTCTTCTGCTAGGTTTTTAGAAAAATCATTATCTTCAGGAATGATCTCAATTTCCATCCCACCCATATTTACTGTTACTGATTCTGGGTCTTCAATTTCAATTTCAATTGCAGGCTCTTCCATTAATGCTTCTAAACCAACGGGAGCTTCGTACAATGATTTTTCGATAGCCATAATGTCTCTCAATAATATGCGGTTCTGCGTTTAATCACAGGTTCATCGTCTGCATCGCTTGTTAATCTAACAAAGCCGCCTTTACGAAATCTAAGTAATGCTTGTGAGGTTGAGTCCACAATATCGTCATGCTCGCCGTTTGGAAATGCTGCACACTCTTCCATCACTTCTTCTGCCCATCTTGTTGCAGGACACCATACAAAGCCTGACGCAAACATATCAGATATAGCGTTTACACGGGCTATCTTATCAGAGCCTTTACTCGGTGTATATTCTTGTAAAGGAATTCCTAGTTGTCGCAGCTCATAAATCAATGGCGCACCAGCAGCTTTCTTTTCAATAATTAAGGTGTCTGGCTCCCATTCCATATACATTTCTTTAGCCTTTTGTTTAAGCTCAGGAAATTCCATGCGTTCTTTAAACGCATCTAACAGAATGATATTGGCTACATCACGACCATCAGCGTTGACCTTGTAGAACACGCCCCAAGTCGTACAGGCTGAATAATCTGCACGATTGTTTTTTTCAAAAGCAGTATCCCAAGATTGAATAATGTAGTCACAAAAAGGAGGTTCTTCATCTTCCCAAATCTTCCACATTTCTCTTTTAATGATTGCGCCCTCTTCGGACGTCGGATTCTGCTGGTATTGTGCCTCCCATTTACTAACGGGGATTTCAGCTTTAATGGCTTCTAATTCTTTTTTAGACCAAAACTCTTCCCATAGCGGGTTACCAGAAGGAAGTAGAGCAGGAAATTCTATGACTTCCCATTCATCACCATCGCGCTTCATTGAATTGGCTAAGATTTGACCTGTTAAGTCTTTCTTAGACCAACGTGTCATTACAATAATAATAGACCCGCCCGGCTGAAGACGCTGACGAGGTCCTGAGCCGTACCATTCAAAGACACGGTCATAGACTTCAGGATTGCCTTGCATGGCTTCTTGCTCGCTGTGCGGGTCGTCAATGATTAATACATCAGCGCCTTTACCCGTCACAGCGCCGCCAACACCAATAGCAAAGTAATCACCGCCTGCGTGAGTATTCCAACGTCCTGCGGCTTTTGAATCACTAGAAAGCTTTGTAGGAAATATTTCTTGATAGCCCTCTGTGTTGACTAAGTTTCTAACCTTACGTCCAAATCCAACGGCTAGTTCTGCGGTGTGTGCGGTCTGGATAATCTTTTTTTCTGGAAACTTTCCAAGAAACCATGCTGGAAACAAGAACGAAGCAAACTCTGACTTAGTGTGTCGTGGTGGCATGTTGATGATAAGTCTTTTTAGCTCTCCATTTGCTACACGCTCAAAAGCATCTGCCATGATCTTGTGATGACGACCAGATATAAACGATGCCCACATTTCTCCAACAAACGGCATAAAGTTTTCTTTACACCTTTCAATCTTATCTGCTTTAAGTAACTGTGTTATCTGGTCTATGTGCGGTGAGTCTTTAGGCAATACATCTAACAGCTTGATGTACTTAGCCACTTCTTCTCGCGTGAGCAGGCTCATGCTTTCGCCTTTCCATACACAACTTCGTTGTTTCTCATAGCTTGGCTATCCTCTTGGCAGACGCATCAACTACTTTCATAGATCGTACCATTCTAGGTTGAACACTAAGATATCCTTGTTTTCTTAACTTGTGTACATACTTATGAATATTACTTTTACTCTTAGTGCCAATAGCGTCAGCAATGTTTTTGTACGAAGGTGCATACCCTTTCATCTGAATGTAAAGGGTAATGAATTCAAAAACTACTTTTTGCTTAGGTGTCACTTTATTTTAAAAATATATATACCGGGGGGGTGAACAAAAGGATAACACATGGGGGGGTATTCTACATGAGAGTTTAAACAAGGGAAAGGAGAACAGATAATAGGGGTAGGTGATGGGATGTGTGGATTAGAGTGTAGTGGACTGACCGGGCTGACGGTCGAATAGCGGGGGTGCGGGTACGGTGGGTCGGCAGTCTGTCGAATCGACAACCAGACTGGCTAAGTCTACCTGAGACTAAGTCTAACTTGCTAGTACATCATCCTAGTACATCAGCATTACTTGTACCGGATACGTTTAAACATTCATGTGTAAACGGTCAACGTGTAAACGGTGCGACAGTCAGTGTCTCACCTGTGTCTCACCACCTGTTCCTGACCTGTTCTCACGCAGGCAAGCTGCCTCAGTGTTTAAACGATTCGTCATCCAACAGTGCGAGATGTTGTGACAATTGTTTTTTGAGGTCTTCGGGTGACTGCTTGATGACAGTACTCTCCACTCTGTCTGTAAACATTCCCACTGACTTCCCCAGTAGCTCCAACGCTTTCAACTTGCCTGACTCCGTCTTGAAGTCATTAGCGTGTTCTAGCAGTCTTGCCTTGATATGAGCCTCTGTTGCTGCCTTACTGGCGAGGATGACGCTCTCCTGACGTTCTAGCTTACGTTCCAACAGCACCGCTATTTTCGGATTATTGAGTAACCTGTTCGCTTCAACGCTGATTGTCTGAGGTGTTGAATTCTCAGCCCCGTATGCCTTTCGATAAGCATCGCTATACGTCAAGCCCTTTGACACTGCTTCAACGAATGCCTGTTGTCGTGCTGTCAGTCCACTGTGTTTAGGCTTTGCCTTTGTCATGTCTTTACTGCCCTTGGTGCGGTTAGTCTCTTCCCCCTGTACCGCTGCTCGCAAAAGCTCGCTAATTGCTGCGGGGTTTTCCTTGCTAAGTAATTCTTTGTCCATCATCTCGCTCCGAATGCGTGTAAACAACCCTTAGTCTATCACTGTGTTTATTCCCAGTAAAGTTATCCACAAGTTATCCACAATTACCCCTAAACATTCCTGAGATTATTTATCGAGGTAGGTAAGGGGGTAGTGACCATACCCCCCTTGCGCCGCTCCTAGGGGTGTTTAAACGCGTTTAAACGCTATAACGGTTTTCCTTAGTTGTGGATAACTACCCCTTTT